TGCTGACTTGAAGTTTGCAAGCCGGGTCTGCATCAGACCTATTCCCTTAAATTTGCCGGCCCAGCTCGCGCTAATCCAAGCGTTAGTAAAGTCCGGAGCCTTAGTGGGATTCGCTTCGTGTATGAGATACAAGATCGCGGCGACGATCGATTGCGGCTGTCCGGTAACATCGCGGATCGCGCGCGCCGATTGGATGAACTGCGGAAGCCGCGGATAACGCTCCTGCAATAGCCGGAGAATTTCCGGCGGCGCGTAGGTGTCGCGCTGCTTCGCGCGGCCGGTCTCGATCAGGTGCGCCCAGCGGACCGCGCCGCTCAAGACGTCAGTATTCTGATAGCCGGCGATCGCGAGAATATCCGCGCCGTTGCGGTTACGTCCCTGATCGAGCCGTGCAAATGCGTCGTCGTCGATTCCGAAGATAAAGTGCGACCGGAACGGTACGCCGGCACGAACGCAGGCGGTCAGGCGGTTTTGTCCGTCGCGCAGTCGCGCGGCGTCCGAAAACTTGATGGTATCGCCGGTAATAGCCCATAGCTGCGCGGCCATATCCGCCGCATAGCGAGCGATATTCTTGGGCTTCTTCGGCCGGTTGCCTTGGTTGTATTCGTCGAGTATCACAGCGGCGATTCTCGGTGTAATCGTGAATATCCGGCTATTGACCGGCGGATGGGCAATAAAATGGCGGATGCGATCGAGCGCCTTGTCTTCGCTAAGATCGAGATCGGCAACGTCGACAGGTAGTACGGTTACAGTCATATCTAACGTCCTCCCTTCTTCCGGCTTATGGGAACGAGAACCGCCTCATTGGCGAGCTTACGTTGACGGATCGCTTCATTGACCATCTTGTTCTGTCCGACCGCGGATAGCAGGATTTCGGTCATAACGGCTCGCGGATCGTCACTAGCCTTGTAATTGAGCGGATTAGCCGCAAAGAGCGTGCGGCACGTTTCGCTATCGCCATCGCGTAGGATTAGGACCGCATCGGGCAATAAACCGAGATGCTCTAGAAGCACCTTGCCGACGTCCTGCATCATACGGCTAACTTTCGTGGTATCATCGAGCGGACTCATTCTGCTGCCTCCGCTTCATAGCCCCAAGCGTACCAGCCATCTCGCGGTGGTCCGCGGCGGTTAAGTTCGATCTTCGGCAGGTTCGGATAGTAGTCTTCGACCATTTCGAGGAAGCATTCCGGCTTCACCGAATGCTCGCCGACCGGAGCCAGGATCAAGGAATCCCATTGTGTTCCAGGGGCCGGAGCCGGGATATTGCCGCGAATCCCGATCAATAGATGTTCGTGTCGGTTACGGTTCCAGTGACCGGTGCCGATCTTCTCATTTCCCCAGGCATAGTTTGATACGTAGCGGAAGCCGCGCAGCCGTAGGACGTCGATCGCCACATCGAGATAGGGAACCGTTGCCCACATAAAGAGGACGCAGTCGTCGGCCGCGCAAAGAAAGCGCTCGTGGGTACGCTCGACGATCTCTTCGGCGGTATGGGCATTGTCGCTAACCGGATAATGGTTGGCAGCATGGCGATCCATTCCGGTGTCACGCGAGTAGACTTTAAAGTCCCACTCAAAATCCTCGACGATGACATTAAACTTGAGTTCTGGTAGCGCTAGTTGCTTCGCGGCAAGGTCTTGTTCGCGTGTAGCTCGGCGTTCGCGCTTGTCCTCTTGTGTCGCCGCCTTATCAAGACTAGCGACCGCGCGATTTTTCGCCGCGATAACATATTCCTCGAACTTGTCGGCGGGCATTGCTGCTTTCTTCTGCCAGCGCGAGGATTGAGTCTTGGTAACACCGAGATCGGCGAGCTTGGGCAAAGGTTGCGCCGTGCGACCTTTGCCATCGCGATCCCCTTGGCCCGCCCGGTTGCCGGATTCCTTCATCTCGGCCAGAACTTCACCAGCGCGGCGCTCGGCTCGCTCGCGTATCTCGGTCGCGTAATCGATGAGCTGACGGTCTTTGGCTTGGCGCGCGTATTCCTGCGCCGCTGTCGCCATGTCGCGGACCTGCTTTATCTCGTCGACACTAGCCGCCTCGGCGAGCGCGCGGCGGGCATCTTCGTAGCGGAGCGCGAGCGGAGATAGAATTACGACATCGGACGGAACGAGCGGCGCGGCCACTAGGCTACGTCCGCAGGTGTATTGAAAATTAAATTTCCGAACGTTCTAAAATACAGTTCCCGTAAATTTGCGAGCGGACCGGAAGCAACGTGCCGGATATTCGGAATCACTTTTTGCGGTCGTTTACGCTTGCCCAATTCCATGCGCTCGGACCGCTCGAATACGTTAGCTTCGGCCGCGGCGAGATCATCTTTCGCCAGAACGAACCGATTACGCACCTGATCTTTCCCGACGAGGGTTTGTGGTCGGTCCTGTTCTATCTTTCGGAAAGCGTCCCGCCGGTCGACGTCTGGAGCTTTGCCGGTCCCTATGGAATGCTCGGCAGCCATACCCTCCTGCACCGGGCCGAAGCGGTCTTCGAGTTCCGCGCGCGGCTGCCAAGCTTTGGCTGGCGGGTAAGCCGCGACGCCATGCACGATCTGATGGCGCGGGATATCCCCTTCTCCCGGCGGATGCAGGAGCTTGTCCGGCTGACCATGACCGAACTCGCGCGGATCGTCTTTTGCCGCTCGATCCATAGCCGCGAGCAGCGCGTATGCCGCCTGCTGCTGACGACCAGCGAGGGGATCGGAAGCAATGCCGTAGCGCTGAGCCGCGCGACGCTCGCCGAGATGGAGGCAATGTCGCGCAGCCACGTCTATGCGATCGCCGAGACGCTCGACGGCGTCGTCCGGTTTAGCCGCGAGGCTTTCGAGATCATCGACCGGCCGGCGCTCGAAGCGCGGGCGTGCGATTGCCTCAAAGGCATCTACGAATGGCGCGCGCGGATCATGGCGCCGCGGTAACAAAAATTTGTCCGAAGCCGGAATCGGTTCGCGGCTTGCGCCAAAGCGCCGCATCCGTTCTAATATATCTTGACTCGCTATACGGGCGAGCCGCAGGCGCAGCACCTTCCCTCTCTTGCGCGGCAACCAGCAGGACATCGAAGCTCCCCCATACCTCCGATCGTGCCGACGAAAGCGCAAGAATTCGCCGCAGAGCGGCGATGGTCAAGACCCTTTTTGCTAGTGATCGGCATGCGGGACCCTAGTCCCGACGCGTTCCGGCGCGCGCTTTGCAAAGTTGTAAAAAAAATTTAACGACCTCGCAACTTTGCAAAACCGCTCGAAAACGCAAGCGCTACGGCCACTGTCTAAAAAACCGCTAATTCCTCGCAACTTTACAAGACGCACTCGCGGCGAATCTTGGTTGTTGACTTTCTCCAATTGTAAAAAAATTATGAACGGTACCTGACAAATGGCACCGGACGCGGTAGCCGAGCGAGGGACACACGCCGCGCTAGACGGCGGATCGATCCTTACAGCCGCGTTCTCAGCCATTAGGTCGAGGTCGCTATGAACAGGGAGAAGAACGGCGGGACGGAGTCCGCCCCGCATCCGAGGTTCCGTAGGCTCTTTGAGCGTTACGACGAGATGAGATGCGCCGAAGAAACCTTCGCCGGTTACTGCGGTATCAGCCGCCAGACGCTCTTTATGAGCTGGGCGAAAAGTCCCTGTGTACACGTCAAGCCGAAGTCGATCGCGATCATAAAAGACCGGACCGGGATCGATATCTCCTGGCCGCGCAAACGGAGGGCGACGCCATGACTCCGGGGTGGATCAACGTCAAGAACGGTCTCGCCGCGAGCGGCCGGCCGTACTACCGGCGCGACGGATCGGTCGTTGCTATCCGGCTCGCCGCGATCTTCTTTTGCCTCGCGGTCTGGTTCGGCGTCGTCGTCTGGATCGCTTCATGACCGGCGACCGTCACCTTGTCCGCGAGGCGCTCGCGCATCACGCGGTGACGGAGAGCATTGGCCGGCGGCTCGGCGACGACCTGATCAGCGCGGCGCGCGAACTTATCTCCGCGTGGCACCAGCGCGCGAACTGTGACCGGCGAATCGTCGCCGCAATAACCAAGCTCGAAAAACTAGTGGGAGGACCGGACCAATGATGAACTATCTCCGCGCTTCAGCAACGCCGGGTTATCCCGATTGCCCGCGACGCGTTGCGACACGGATCGATCGGGCGGCGATTATGGAGTTCGGCTTTTCGCTCCACTACATCCCGCAATCGATCGCCGCGGCGGTCGGGACCGCGGTTCACCGCGGCGCTGCCGTCATGCTCGGCGAGAAGGCGCGCACCGGTACGTTGCCGTCGCGGGATTACGCGGTCGAAGCGAGCCGCGACGGATTACACATGGCGACCGAAATCGGCGAGATCACCTATGACGGCCCGCACGGACCGACGCACAACATGGACGAGGCGGTCGAGCAGACCGGGAAGATGACGACCGCGTATCACACGCACGTCGCGCCGGGAATCAATCCGATCATCGTCGAGGAAAAGCTCGAAGCCCAGGTCTCGGAGACGGTCATGCTAACCGGTCATCCCGACCAAGTCTGCCGCGAGCCGGGTTCGATCCGCGATCTGAAGACCGGCACCAAGATGCCGACGACCTTCGCGGTCCAGCTCGGCAATTATTCGCTGCTCGCGCGCAGCCACGATCTCCCGATCGAGCGCGCGTCGATCGACTTTATCCAACGTGTCGGCCGCAACAAGCCGCAGCCCAAGCCGGTAACGGTTAGCGCGGCGATCGCCGACGCCGAGAACGCGGCGGCGAAGGTTATCGAGCATATCGTCCGCGATCTCGACACCTTCCACAACGGCGACGCCAAGCGCCATTTAGCGCCGGGTGATCCCTGGGCGTTTATCGCCAACCCGTCCTCGAACCTCTGTAGCCCTAAATATTGTCCGGCTTACGGCACCGATTTCTGCAAAGAGGGTCGCCGCTTCCACGAGGGGAAATGAACATGGCTAAGAAGACGACCGACAAATGCTCGATCTGCGGAGGCTCTATCGCCGCGACTTCGCAATGGCATGGCGGCAACAACGCGTGGCCGGTCAATGACGGGCGGTGCTGCGATATCTGCAACACGTTCCGCGTCATTCCGGCCCGACAGGAGATGACCGTCCGCGAAACGCAGAAGGAGAATACCTAACATGGCTAGCAACACTCCGCGTCTCGTCCCGCCGCGCGACGCCAACCCGTACAGTTCGACCGAGATCGCGACCGCGGTCCGGCCGAGCGGGATCGTCTCCGTCGAGTCGCAGCGCGCGATCGCCGAGGTCCAGGCGCGGATGCTGATCGCCCGCGCCAACCCGCGCGACCCGGTCCGCGCGACCGAGCGCATCCTCAATGCCTGCACCAGGCCGACGCTCGCCGAGACCGCGATCTATCAGTACGCGCGCGGCGGGACCGACATCCGCGGTCCGTCGATCCGGCTCGCCGAGGCGATCGCGCAGCAATGGGGGAATATCGCGGCCGGCATCAAGGAGCTTTCGCGCCACGGCGAGTATTCGGAGTGCGTCGCTTACGCCTGGGACTTGGAGACCGGCTTTTACGACGAGCGCCAGTTTCAGGTCCGGCATTGGCGCGACACGCGCCAGGGCGGCTATCAGCTTCAGGACGAGCGCGACATCTACGAGCTGATCGCCAATTTCGGCCAGCGCCGCAAGCGCGCGGTCCTCTTGACGGTAATTCCCGGCGATGTGACCGAAGCCGCGCTTCAGCAATGCGAGCGGACAATGACCGAGCGCGCCGACGTAACACCGGCCGGGATCAAGAAGCTCGTCGAGTCATTCGCCGAGCTTGGCGTTACGACGCCGCAGCTCGAGGCGCGCATCCAGCGCCGGCTCGACGCGATCCGTCCGGCCCAGGTCGTCATGCTGCGGAAAATCTATTCTTCGCTCAAGGACGGGATGTCGGACGTCGCCGACTGGTTCGACAATGTTGTGGAGTCTGTGCGCGACGCGTCGGCCGACGACGACAAGCCGAGAGGTCGCGGCCGGCCGCGCAAGGCATCGAGCGACAAGCCGGACGAGCCAAAGACTGAGCCGGCCGACGAGCCGAAGACGGAGGCGACGCCGCGGACGACCGGCCGGATTAACTTCGAGGCATAGGGGGAGACGATGCCGATCCAGATGGGTCCTTCGGCCGATTTTGACATGCCAGACAATGACGCTTTTCTTGAAGCTCTACAGGCCAAGATCGACCGATCGAACAAAACCGCGCGGCGTCGTCGTCTCCATAAGCTCGAAGGACTACGGCGGTACCGTATGATCGAAATTATCGAGTGGATCGCGCTCAAGGAAAAGGTCTCGGTCCCGCGCGCTCTTGAACTCATGGTGGAGCGACTAGCTGACGGTTCATTGAAGGCGCGCGGCCATGCCGGAAGTCCTGACGGTCCGCTACAAGAAGTCCCGGCCCAGGTTTTTCGCGGACCGCCGGTGTAGCAATGACGGAGCTATTCCCGCTCCCGCTCAGCGAGCAGATCGCTTGTGTCGAACGCGAGATCGAACTCCGTCGCCGGGTCTACGCGCGGCGCGTAGCGGACCGGAAGATGTCGCGGGCGACCGCCGATCGCGAGATCGAGCGCATGGCCGCGGTTCTCGACACCCTGATCTGGCTACGGGACAACGCCGCATGACCGCGCCGCAGACCTTCGTCATGGGACTAACGATCGACATCAATTACCGGAAGAAGCTGCTTCGGCTCGAATTCGAGACCAAGGGTTCCGCCGCGTTTCTAACCGATGTCGAGAATGCCAGAACGATTGCGCTGGGAATTCTTAGCGCCTGTGAGGAGCTAGAGACTTATGCTTCACGTCGCCGTCAGTAACTTCCGCGGTTGTGTCCGCGCGCAGCTCGAAGCCGCGCCGATCGCGTTGCTCGCCGGTCCCAACGCCGCCGGGAAGTCGTCGATCGCGCAAGCCGCCGCCGCGGCGCTAACCGGCAATGCCCTTCCGGTCGCCGGCCTTCGCTCGAACGCGGCCGGCGTTCTCGTCCATACCGGAGCCAATAGCGCGACCGTCGAGGTTACGACCGAGACCGGAAGCTGCCGGCTCGATTGGCCGGATATGCGGCGCTCGTCGACCGGCCGCTCGCCGGAAGCGAGCGAGTATGCGACCGGCTTACGGTCGATCGTCGATCTCGCGCCCAAGGACCGGCTACGCGTACTTTCGGAATACCTACACGCCGAGCCGACGCGCGACGATCTAAAGGCCGCGCTCGACGCCGCCGGTCTCGACGGCGCGATCGAGTCGGTCTGGTCGGCGATCGAACAGCACGGATGGGACGGCGCGGTGTCGCTCCGGCGCGAGCGCGGTCAGCAGTACAAGGGCATGTGGCGGCAAGCGACCGGCGCGAACTACGGCAGCCGCGTCGCGGCATCGTGGCGTCCCGATCTCGCGGACCTCGATCATTCCGAGCTCAGCCAAGCTGTCAACAATGCCAGGAACGAGCGCGACCGCGCGATCGCCGCGGAAGCGGTATCGAGCGCCGAGCGCCGCCGGCTCGAAGACGAGGCCGACCTACACGACGCGCGTGAAGGCGCATCGCTGCGGTTGTCGAAGCGCGTCTCGGAATTGAGCGCGGCGCTTACGAAGGCCCAGCACGCGCGGATGGCGCTACCGGCGGCGGCGCGACACGATGGATCGCCGTGTCCCTGGTGCGGGATGCTCGTCCGTCTCAATCAAGTGTCACTCGTCGAGATGCGGCTCGAAAAGGTCGAGATGAAACTCGACGACGCGGAGGTGAAGCGTCGCGGGTTGGCGATCGCCGACGCTGACGGCAAATTTGCCAAAGCGACGACCGATCTCGCACAAGCGCGCCGCGAAGCGACGACGGCGCAAATTGCGGTGACAGCTTCACTCGAAGCGCGCCACAAGCTCGACAAATGGCCGCGCGCCGTCGAGACCGGATTGAACCGCGAGACTATCGAGGCGCAGCTCGCCGAAGCGGAGAAGCGGCTCGCCGACTACACCACCAAGCAGGAAGCCGATCGGATCCACGCGCTCGTCCAAGGGAACGAGATCGTCATCGAGCTTCTAGCCCCCGAAGGTCTGCGCGCGGCGAAGCTCGTCCGCGTCCTCGAAGTCTTTGGAGCGGACCTCGCCGATCTCTGCGAAGCCGCCGGCTGGCCGGCGGTGCGTCTGGATGCCGCAGGCGGCGTCGCCTACGGCGATCGGCCCTACGGTCTCGCGTCGACGTCCGAGCAGTACCGGGTGCGCGCGGTCCTCGCCGCGGCTATGGCGCAGATCGACGGCTCGCAGCTCCTGATCTTCGACGGGGCCGACATCCTCGATTCGGCGTCGCGTCCCGGCCTGTTCTCGCTGGTCGACATGGTCGAGATACCGGCGCTCGTCTGCGCGACGCTCCGGCGCGAGCATGTTCCCGACCTTGCCGCGCATGGAGCCGGCCAATCCTATTGGCTTGCCGGCGGTCTCGTCGAGCCGCTCGCGCGCGTCGCCGCGTAGCGGCTGGATAACCTCCTGGGCTCAGATTAGATCATGGCTCGCGACAAGCTCACTTTTCGCCAACGAGACCTTAACGCCGCATTGAAGGTGGTCCAGGCGAGAGGGTTGCAGGTCGCTCGGATCGAGGTCCGGCAAGACGGCGTCATCATCATTCCCGGTGATCCCGCCAAGGCCGAGCCGCCGAAACCCGAAATAGAAACCTCAAGGACCAAGGACCTCGAACGCCATGCTTACGAGAAAGCAAAAGGTCGGTAGCCGGAACAAGACGGGATACCACCACATTGAGATTATTCCGAGCCGGCACGGCAATGGAAAGTTCTACTGTTTTTTCCGGCGAGTAACGCCGCTCGGTGTCAAGCGGATCAAGATGACGACCGATATCGGTTCGCCGGAATGGCTCGTCGATTATGCCGCATGTCTTCGCGGCTTGATGCCGAAGCCGCGCGGCGAGACGCCGAAGCTCCCGACTATCAAGGAGGGAACCTGCGAGTTTTATTGGAACGCCTATGTCGCCTCGGCGAAATACAAAAACTTCCAGAGGAAGGGCAACCGGGATTCCGCCTGGAACCGGATCGTCGATCTCGGTCTCGATCAAGCGGTACTCGCCGAGCTGACGAAAAAAGGGCTTCTCAAGATCATTGATGCGGTTGCTGAGAAGCAATGGGGAGCGGCGCGCAATCTCCGCGATACGCTCTTCTGCCTCTATGCAGAAGCCGATATCCCGAATCCGCTCGCCGGAACCGCGCGGCCGAAGTCGACGACCAATCCGCTCGGCCACTACTCCTGGGAAGAGGAAGACGTCGAGCTTTACCGCGCGTACTATCCGCTCGGAACAAAGCCGCGGCTCGCGCTCGAAATCTTTCTTTACACCGCGTTGCGCTGTGTCGACGCGCGCCGCGCCGGTAAAGGTACGATCCGCAACGGCAAGGTTACTTTGATCCAGAAGAAGATCGAAAAGGAAGGCGATCGCGCGCGGGTGACGATCCCGGTCCACGCGAACCTGCAAACCGCGATCGACGCCTGTCGGGTCGTCGGTCAACTGACGTGGCTCGTTAACGACGAGGGCGAGATGTATACCGCCGGCTACTTGAGCGCGAGCTTTGCGCGATGGTGCAAAGCGGTTCCTGGTCTCAATCCGCGCTGCCGCGCGCATGGTCTGCGCAAGGCTTGCGCGAAGCGCCTTATCGATGCCGGCGTCTCGGTCCCACATGCCGCGGCGATAACCGGCCATCTCGATTGGCGCGAGCTTCAACATTACGCGGAAGCGCGCGATCGCGTTCTCGGAGCCGAGATCGCGATGGCGGCGATCGCCTAGGGAGGACGGAACAATGCTTCTGAAAACCCTCGCCGCGGCGGCGCTATTCGTTAGCGCCGCTATGCCGGCCGGCGCGTCGGAATATTGGTATACGACCGGGAAGGTCGGCGATCCGTCGTCCTTCGCGTCGTGTACGTATGAAGCTCCGGCAAATCCCGACAACGATCTGCTCGCGGAGATGAAGCGGAATTACGCGACGATGGGTCTCCCGGCTCCGGTCGTCTCGCATACGGACGAGTTCGATCTGCTCGAATTCGACTACGAAGACGGCCACAAGGTGGTCTTCGTTATTGCGAAGACGCAGGAAGCCTGCGAGGCCAATACCGCCAAGTTCAAAGGCGGCTCGTAATGGCTTACGTCTTCGCCTTTAGTCCCTGCCTGAGGTGTGGCCGCACGTTCGGATACAATCCGTATGCGGTCCCGTCGTCGAGGGCGGATAACGGCGAGCGCGAGCCGATCTGCCGGCCGTGTTTTGACTATCTCAACCGGCAGCGGACGGCGATAGGTCTTCCGCCGATCCCGCTACTACCGGACGCTTACGAGCCGGCGGACGAAGACGACGAGCTATGGTAAGCTCGCGGTGCGTATCACCTCATCTCTGGAGAACTTAGGGGCCGCTTTTCGAGCGGCTCTTTTTTTGTCTGGGGGGCTTCATGAAGCAATATCGATATGTCGAGATTATTCCGAGCCGGCACGGCAATGGAAAGTTCTCTAGTTACTATCGCCGAATAACGCCGCTCGGTAGCAAACGAGTACCGCTGCCGGGACCGATCGGCTCGCCGGAATGGCGCGCAGCCTATGCGGCTGCGGCGGCGAATGCCGGCAATCCGGTTCAGCAGCCGCGCGCCAAAATCGAGCGAGAATCGAAGCGGATACCACCGCGGATCGGCGTCTATTTGTTAATGCTCGATGGCGAGATCGTATACGTCGGAACAAGCCGACACATGCCTACTCGTGTTAAGGCTCACCGTAGCAACGGCCGGCTATTCGATCGAGCCTATTTTATCGGAGCCGGCGAAACCGAGCGGTACGCGCTCGAAACACTCCTAATCCGGCTATTACGACCGAAGCAGAACCGGGATTATACAACCGGGCCTGCGCGGGTTTAGCTACAACGGCAAAAAGCGCTTTAATTTCAAGGTCTGCTTTTCCCGCGCATAACTTCGCCGCGAAGTCCGGTTTGCTTAGAGAAGTCTAGGGTTTAGCAATTTTATACCCGCCAACGCGCCATAGCGTTGTCAAATACTTAGTGGCTGGGTTGCTAAACCGACCGGCGGATCGACCGTGCTAATTTTTCCGCCGGCTCCGGAGAAAATGCCGATCGACCGCGGCGAATTATTCCGGAGGTTTGCCGGACGCGTCCGGCGGGCCGTAGGCAGGTGGAACGACCCCGCCGGCTACGGTCATAGCCGGGAACGTCTCACCCTGCTCTAGCAGGCTTAAAACCGCTCTAGCGGAAACCGGGGATAAAGAGGAAGGCGGTGATTAGGACGGCGGCGATCCACGCCAGCCAGCTCGTCGCCCAGTTATACGCCGACACTCCCGGCACCGGCATTAGCGACAGGAACCAGAGAAACAGATCCACGATCAACAGTATCAAGATCACCATCTCGGTTCTCCTATTATCGCGCTTTCATCGTCCCGGTGTTCGTCGGGGTATTGCTGCCCGGCCCCGCCTCACAGGCGACGGTCGAATTGACGAGAATGCCCCAAGCGCACGGGCGTGCCGGTTCGCAGGCGGTCAGCAGCAACAGCGCGACGATGAGCAATCGGATCAGACGCGATATCCCACCTTGCGCGCCCAGACGAGACGCGCCTCGCCGCTCTCAACAGCCGGCGGCGGCGAGAAGTGCGAGCCGTCATATTCCCATCCCTGATCCGGCTTCGGCGCCGTATTGGTAACATCGACCCAATCGCCGAGGCCGGGATCGAAGAGGTCCGCCGGTTTCTTCTCCGCCCACTCAGCCGGCAAATCGAACAGTTCACGGACGATGCCATCCGCAACGCGCGCCCATGTCGTCATGGCAGGAACCTATATTTGAGCATACCGCCAGCACCCGCGCCGCCGGGACGGAAAGTGTTGCTGTTCGTGTGATCGTAACAACCGCCGCCGCCCGAACCCGGCCCGGTGGCAGCGGGAAGAGTGGTGTAGTCGAATGATCTGGTTGCCCCACCGTAGATACTGTTCGCGCCGTATCCCGTCGTCGCAGTGACGCCATAGGCTTGCCCGTCGCCGCCCCATGCGCCTTGAACGTTGAGATCAGCGCCACTAACAGTCCCGCCGGGACCACCGGGGCTATTGTTCACCGCATCCCATCCGCCGGCATCGCCGCCACCTGCGGATACCGTCCAATTGCCGGACGAGGCCAGCGAGGTCGTTGTGCCGTTCGCATCGGAAGCGCCACCCACGCCGATTACCGCATTGAGCAGCGAACCGGGCGCGACGTTGCGTTGCGCCGCCCCATAACCGCCCGCGCCGCCGCCGGCACCAGCGGTGTAGTTCGTGCCGTCCGATTGAGCATGTGCGCCGCCGCCGCCGGCCCCGACAAGCTCGAACTCGATCCGCGTCGCCCAGGGCGGCACAAGGATGTTTTGCGTGATGTAGATATAGCTGAACGCGCCGGTCAGCATCGAGCCAAGCGCTTTTAACACTTGGCCGTTGTCGGTTTTGTCGAATGTCTCGCCGCCCTTCAATACGATGGTCGCGAGTTCCTCTTGGATCGTGTTGAGGAAATCGTATTCAACGATGGTCGCCGGCTGTCCGGTGTTCGGGTTGCCGGAGGTGAAGTAGCCATCCGGCCCCGCCGGCTTCGGTATCGGGAGCGATGCCGAGGCGCTGGGGTTGTCAATGCGGTGCATGTTCGTCCGCTCCGTTCGGTTGCGGGCTGGCGGCGAGATCGGCGGCTTTGGCTTGCGCGCCCAGCTTTTCGAGGACCGGCGCGGAACGGCGATAAGCCATGTCCATCAAGCCCTCGAACACAACGTTCCATTCCTGCCGTTGCAGCGTGAAGCTGACTTCATCGGTTGGGTTCATTTCTCGGAAAGCTCCTGCACCGCCTGCCAGAGTAGCGCGATCATGTCGGGGAGATTGACAGCCAGCATCTCGTCTTCGTCTTCGCGCGGCATGATGGCGTTGGGATGGTGCGCCAAGACTTCCGTCGCATCGAAGCCGGTATGCTGCGCGCGGGTTATACCTTCGCGGTAATTGAACGTATGCACGGGGATCGCGCGAACCCGGTCGAGCGCGCCCGGCGGCGCGGGGGCGATATTCTCTTTGAGGCGCGGGTCAGAAGTATTTGGGAAATTTGCGGCGGCGCACTGAAACCAACCTTGTCCGGTCGTGTTCCCGCAACTGCGACCGTTGTTATTGTCTGGGAAAATCTGACCGGCAATCGTGGCTTGGCTGACAACGGTAATACCATTATTCGCGGTGATCGGCCCGCCAAAGGAATGTCCGTTGGTCGTAGCGTATTGAATGCCCGAGGAGGGCACGTAGACGATGTAATTATTGGCAGCGAAATTAATTATCGGATTGCTGCCGGAAAACCCCATAAAAAACTGACCGCCGCTGCCGCAGTAGTAGCCATCAGAACTCATGGTTCCCCCAGCGTTAACGCCGCCCGGCGCGGTGAAGCCGCCACTGGTGTCGAACCTAAATGACGGATTAAGGGCGATAGCGCCGTTGGCCGAACCTGAATTCGCGATACTGATATTGATGGAGCCGTCTGTTGATGATTGATAGAAAACACCGGCATAGCTTGTCGTTAGATACTTCCATGCCGGTCCTGTCGCTAGATAGGCATTAAAACTAAAGTGCCCGGTTGGTCCGACAGCATGCTCCGTACTGGAAAGGGTCGGGTTTAGGACATCGTTGGGGATTGCCGGGGCGCTGCCCAACATGACATTGCCCTTGTAATCGATGTTGACCGCCGGCCCCCAAGTGATCGCCGCGCCCGCCGCGCCGGTTGCGGCGCCCGCAAGCGACAGCCCGTTGCCGGAATTGTTGAGCAAGCTCGCAGCGCCGGCAGTTAGATACCGCCACGCAGTCGTGGTGCCGTTGTCTAAGTAAGCGTTTACGCCAAAGGCGGCAGAAGCGTGAACAGACGTTACGACGCTACTGGCATTGACATTCGCCGGCAGAGTAACGACACCGACGCCGAGCGCGCCGGATAGCTGACCGCCGGTCAGTCCGAGAACCTTGGCCCAAGCGTTATTCTGGCGCGCGTAGAAGAACCCGTCGCTGGGCGCCGGCGCCACGATTTCCGCGGCGATTGCATCGGCATATTGCTTTGTCACCGCATCGAGCGCGTTCGCCGGGTCGGCGTGAAGCGTGAACGGCCCGGTCATGGTTGCGCCGGATAGCGCCGCGACCAGAACCCACGCGCCTTGACTGCGGCCAAAGGTGTCGCCCGCGACCGAGGGCGCCTCGGGAATGCCGCCGCCACCGCCGTCGCCGCCGGCATCGACATAGCCCTTTGTCGCCGGCTGCATGGCGTCCGTTGGATCATTGAAGAGATACATCGGGCCGTCCATGCGACCGCCCTGCAAGGACAGGAACGGCGAACCCGTCGTTTGATTTTGCAGCGTCGATATCTCGTTTGCCGCCGTGGTGAAGTTGTCGCGGACGCTCTGTGTCGTCGGCGTGCCCATGACGGGAAGGGTGATGTCGATTTGCGAGGTCATTCGTTCGGATCCCAGATGGCGTTCTGATCCCAGATCGAATCGCCGCTATCCCAGGGCGAAGTCCCGTTGTCCCAGATCGACGAGTCGATCCGGTAGGCGAAGATCAGGACCGTATTCGCGGGCGCATAGCGTTGCAGGAGACATTGCAGCGTCTGGTCGCCCCAAGTCGCGAGCGGTTCCTGGGCGGCGCTTTCGCTCGCGCGAAACCAGTAGATGACCGGCTGCGCCTGGACGATGATCCGCCACGCATAGGCCCACGCCTCATCGTAGAGCGGGTCGCCGGCATGGCTGACCGACGCCTCGAACGGCCGGAACTCTTCGATCTCGATTGTCAGCCCCGCCGACGCGGCGAGGTGGATAAAGTATTCGCGGCTCTGTCCGCCGCGCGCGGTAAACTTGGCGCAGACGGCGGCGGTGCGCTGCTGCAATGTCGATAGTGGACCGATACACGGATCGGGAAGGCCGAGCGTCGCTTCCCACTCGGGTAGTAGCTCGGTCGTCGAGCAGGGGAATATTTGCGCGATAAGGTCGTTGAGCCGCAACTGCAGGCGCGCCCACATCGGCATCAACGTCAGCAAGTCGGCGTCTTGCATCCACCCCCAGCCGCGATGCCAGATATTGCCGCGCGGCAGGAGCCGTTGGAACTGGGTCAGGTAGTCTTCCGGTGTCGCGGTCGGCGGCGGATAGGGATACATCAGCTCGTCGTCAGCGTTCCCGGCGACGGTAGCGATCCCATCGGCGCGATAAGTGCCTCGTTCGGCAAGTCCATCAGGAAATGGTTGATGCCGGGAACCGCGAGAATCGCCTCGTAAAGATCGGACGGATAGACCGTTCCGCCGACCTCGCCGACGATCAGCAGCATATCGGCGATCGCCGCGGCGATCTGGCCTTGCATCTCGACCGTATTCGGATCGAGCAGCGACAGCGTAACGTCGATCGGGAACGGCAGCGGCGCGCTGACATAGACCAGCGACGTCACCGGGCTTAGCGGATAGATGTAGTTGGCGACGAGCAACTGGTCGCCGGTCGCCGGGATGCCGCGCGTCTCGTCGGTCGCGACGCCGTCCGTCCCGACCGGAAAGCCGCCGTTCGCGGCTTCGGCGATGTCGAACATCGGATAGACGACGACGCTGCCGGGACCGCTCCCGCCGCCGTTGACCCAGGCTCGCGTACAGCCGGGAACCTGGGTCGCCCACTCGATGTAGTCGGCGACGGCTCCCCCTTGGGGAGGATCGCGATACTTGAAGAGCATCCGCGTCCGCAGCGCGTCGGCGGTCTCGGCGTCGGCCCCACCGGTCAGGATGCCGGTCGTGCCGGCCGAATTGACCCCAGGGACCGATGTCGCCATCGCGATCGGCGTTCCGCCGGGATCGTTGGTATAAGCGCCGAGGACGGTGGCGATGATCGGCGCGGTAACATTGCTGGTGGTGTCGACCGTCGCGTCCGCGGTCGTCTGGTAGGTCGTCCCGTCCTGGCGGGTAAGCGCCGTGCCGTTCGGAACGACGACCCCAGGATTGCCGGAGAAGGTCGCGTCGCCGGTCGCCGCGGTCGCCGGCTCGGGATAGATTCCGATCAGCCCCGCCCAGGCGTAAAGATACTCGTCGAGCGCGGTAAAGGGCACGCCCATGCGCGCGATCCAATCACCGTACCCATAGAGGCTATACGTCAGTCCGGCCATGACCCAGGCGAGAACGCGCAGGACGGCGTTGCGGAGCAGCCCGGTCAGACCGGGAACGCCGGATGTCGTAATGTCCTGTATCGATTGGTTGCGGAGCGCCGTCAGCGACGGCCGAGCGAACGGCATTAGCCGAAAGGAGCCACCATGCGGACCGGCGAAGGCACGGTCGCCAAATTAGTCCAGGCCCAGCCGAACATGAACCGGGTCTGTGAGCCGTTAGGCTTGGTGATCGCGACGGCGATCCCCATCATCGTCGACGTTATCCACTGCGTATTGACGAGAACGCTCGTCGCGATCCCGTCGACGATCAGCCATTGCAAGGCGTTCTGTACGGTCCGTTGGGCGAGCCCGAGATTAGCTCGTGTCGTTTTGGCGCGTTCGAGCTGCCAGAGGTTCGAGCCGAGCGGCGTCGGGGTGTAGTAGTCGGCCCACCAGCCGCGGCGATCGCTCGTCCCATCGGTGGGCGAGAAGTCCGGCGTCGCCAGCGCATCCGAAAAGAGGCTGACGAGACAAGCCGTCTCCAAGTCCTGGCCGGTCTGTAGATCGCCTTGCGCCAGCACCCAATCGCCGAGCGTCTGGGTGTTGTCCCATTGAATGAGGATATCGCCTTGAAGATTCGCCGCCGGCAGCGGACCCGGCGCGACCGGGACCGGCAAGCCGTCGTCCTCGATCCAGCCGGTCATCGGCGCGTCTCTAAGGCCGCGATCCGCGCTTCGAGCGCGGCGAGCCGGTCGTCGAGCGACGCGCTGGTGATCGTGCCGTCAACGTGAAGGTCGCCGCTCATGTGCGTGGTTGGCGTCGTCAGCGTAACCGTCGAATGACCGTTGAGATTGACGTTGCCGCTCGACGAAGTGACGTTGTAGTCGTCGCTCGTCGTGATCGCCGCGGTCTTGCTGGTCGAATTGAACTGGTTATTTTTGTCGAGCTTCAAGACCGAGCCGAACATCGAATAGAGCGACACTTCGCCGGGATCGTAATTCTTCGGCCGGCTCGGCTGGTGGTTGTGGCCGACGATGACCGGCGTCGCGCGGTTGCCCTGGCCGAAGATGGCGATCGCGTCGGTCTGTGCCGGCGGGTTGGCGTGGAAGCCGTAATAGTGCGTAACCGGGACCGCCGGCAAAATCTCCGGCGTCTTGCTGACCCCGACCTGGGCTTGATGAATAAGACCCGTATCGTCGGTCGCGGTAATGCGGACCGGCGTCACCATCATCAGGACGCGGCGATAAAGCCGGTCGATCTGGTTCTGTAGCTGTAATTCGCTCACGGCGATACGATCTCGCTCGGTCCGCTCGGATCGGGACCGGCCGGCGCGTCGCTCGGATTCTGCGAGGCCGGGTTGTTCGCGCCGATCCCCATATCCTGCGCTGTCGGATAAGCGCCGAGCGGCTGCATCGGCTCCGGCAGGAATGCGCTTTGCGGCATCAGCATTACGACCGCGTGCCGGCCGCGCTCGTCCTTGAGATACGTGACTTGACCGATGCACCAGGTGGTCTTCGGTATCTTGACGACGGCGATATCGACTGGGGCCATATGGTTCGGTGCCCAAAGGTTATTCGCCGTATCGCGCCAGCTATCGCAGGTTATCGTCACCGCCATGCTGCGGCCGGCGCGGCGGTTGGCTTCCCACTGGACGCGCGCGTCGATCAGCTTCTGGTCCATGTACGGGCCTTCGGCGATGATGATCCGCTTCCTAAAGCGCGGGACGCCGGCATCGGGAACGACCTTCGACGGCATCATGTGACCGCCGCTATCGGACGTCAGGATCAGGCTCGACGTCCCAAATCCTTCGTAAACGCTGAAGCGCTGGTCCATCGTGAAATTGACCGACGCCTGCTCGACGTTGACGCCTTGGGTGA